TCTGTACACCTTGCTGAAGGAAGCGTTGGACGGAGTTGGTATTAGTTATTTGTTGGAGGTGATCGTTAGAACTCATATAGTTATAAATTCCCTCCACACTATTCTGAAGGATATGAGGATCAGTAGCATCCCGGTTCTTGATCCAAGAGAAGCCGGTGATGCCAGCGGTTGATGCTGGTAGGTTATCCTGTTGGAAAGCTATAAAATCTGTTGGTGGTGTATATCTGAAATACCCACCGGCAGTAGCATCTAGTGTCGTTGTCGCCCCATCGAAATAACGCCACTGACCGAAATTAAAAGTACAGGAATGACTAGCATTAAAAATCAACGCTATAGCCCATTTCGATATATTTGGACCTCCGAATATTCCCGTTATGGCAGGGTTTGTGCCAGCACTAGGATCACCGCTACCCATCCAAGTATCATTTTTTGCAAACCACATATATCCCGCATCTAAATCCATTGCGATTTGAAACACATCTCCAGATTCATAACCCGTTCCAAAAGTTGTAAAGACACCCCTTTCAACTTTTTGCCCTGCTGACCCTGATGAAGTACCGCCAGCACTATCATAATTTCTGTATCCAAATCCATTTTCGCCATAAGGAGTATTTTGACCCGCAATTAGATTGTTAAGATCAATAAATCCAAATGCCATTGTATTACCGCCAACCACCATCGTGTCTATTCCAATTTCAACATACCATTTTCCTGTAGAAGCACCCATAAAAGAAGGGCCAGAAGGATCACCCGATGGTGACGTATATGTTAAGTTTCCCTGCGTTAATCCCGCTGCTAGAGGTTGTGTCCATGTGGCGGCACTATCCCAACCACCATCCATTACATTAAAGTTATGTGACGGCGTGTCGTACATCTGGTTGCTGCCGTTGGTGCTGTCCAGATTAACTTCCGTCCAGTCATTAACGTTACCGGATGTATCATCACCTAAGTTATTTTCTGAAGCAAACGCCAGATAAAATCCATTATCTCCGAATGTCAAACCACTAGGATCTTTTGGTATCCAACGATTGGTTGAAGTATCGGTTTCTCCGAAATCACCAATAGCTCCGACAGTGCCGTCAAGCAGTACGACTTCAGAAAGATAACCATCATAGGTTGCTCCAGAAGTACTCCGTCCGCCAAGTACGGCAGCAACTGCTCCACCCCATTTAGTGGTGCTATCTTGAGATATACTAGAACGGTTATCGGTAGCAAAACTGGTTTCCTCAACGCCATTAATATAAAGTGTATACATATCAGCCGCTGTCGCTTGAGAGGTGTCAACTAGGAACAGAACATGAGTCCAAGAATCTGTCTTCTGAAATTCTCTGTTGGTTTTTAAAACATCAACATTCTGATCACTAATAACCAATTTGCCTGTCGTTTCAAAATACATTTGACCAGAAGCAGTAGTATCCCAATGAAACAGATAAGGATTTTCTGACTCACTTACAGAACCACGCTTAAACCAACAGGAGCAGCTTTTGATTTTAGTGCTGGTTGGAGTGCCAAAAGTTTGAGTCATTTTATCAGCATCAGCCAAATCAAACCGACAAGAAGCACCAACGGCAAACGTATCGGTGAAGGGTATGAAGTCACCCACCCGCTGACCAGCGCCGTTGCCTTCATAGAGTATGGGGAGGAACTGATCTGTGGGTTTGGTTATGGTTGGGGCTGGAAGGTTAGAGGTCAGAACATTTATATAATCTTCATACCCACTAGGTGCAGAAAACGCATAAGCCTTCTGTCCAAAATTAACACTGGGTGTCCGTCCAGCCGCACCAGCACCATTACTTACTAGGATATACCAATCTTCAGTTGTTTGGAGACCTGAATATAGACTTTCTGGAGTACCCCCATCGTAATTAGCAAATAACTCTCCATTAACAGCATCTACAAAAAAACCTATAATCCCTCCCGTGCTATAAGTTCCTAATGATGTCAACACAAACGTGTTATCATGCACCTTTCGGATGCCGCTAGTAGCTTGAACATTCATACCCCATGCGTATACATTAATCCTTGCCTGTGGACTTGCGTCTGCCGTTCTATCCAACCATCCAGACTTAGTTATTATTGCAACAAAAGGATCATAACTATTTGAAGGAGCATCAGGGTCCCACTCCCAACGCCATGTACCAGTACCGGCAGGCATGACAATCGTACAGGCATTTTCTTTCATTGCGGTATTATAAGCGTATTCAAGGTTTCCGTTAGCTAAGACCAATGAGTTAGCATCAGTACTATCCACAGGATTAATAACGCAATAATTCCCAATCGTCGTGCCGCTATCGGTGGGACTGTCGGTGGTTTGGTTTGAGGCAGACATACTAACTGAAGTAAAATCGTTAGCATTACCAGATACGTCCTTACCTAAATCGGAACTATCTTCAAAATCCAGCCAGAAACCATTCGTGCCAAATGTTAATGCGGAAGGATCTACTGGTATCCATACTCCATCGGAATTAAACTCACCGAAATCAGAAGCGGTATAAATAGTTTCAAGAATCAGAATAGCTTCAGCTTGATAGCCGTTAAAAAAGTCAGCATTAGTATAATTAGTTCGACCAAGACGCTGGGCAACTGTATGACCAAAAAATCCATCATCACTTGCATCAGGAGCAGACGACGTATTCCATGAAGTAATTTCAACGCCGTTCAGATACATGCTAATGGTAGCACCATCTCTAGATGCAACCAGATGATACCAAGCTGAAGGATCACGCAAGAGTCGATCAGTTGTGTAATTAGATTGTGTTATACCACCCACACCGAAATCATAAATTATCGCACCGTAACCACTACTATTATAATCGCCTAGTCGGATTCGTTCGTAATCATTTCCACTGTCGCCAGCCCATATTATAGTTTCACCATCAGATAATTTAGCACAAGTTTTAAACCAGATTGAGATTGTCCATTTAGTACGGGTTGTAGATGTACCACTGGGAGTAAAAGTAAGATAATCGGCTGTCCCATCTAACATACATGAGTTATCAATCGTGTAGGCAGCCGCAACTGCCTCTTTACCAAAAAACTGGTTTGATCCGAAGGGTCCAGACATTTTAGGTCACATTAGCTAAGGCTAACTGGGGAGTGCCGAGAGCAATTTTGTTAGCCGCCCAACAGAAGTATGGAATGACATCGATTGCCGATGCGGCGGTTGAGATCGTCAGGCTTGCACCGGGAGCATAAAACTGAGTACCAATAGAAAGCGTTCTCGATCCCGTTCCGTCTTGCTCAAATATGATTACACCAGACTGCCCTATACTTTCCGTCGTTGGGTTAGACAGCGTCACGTTGCCGGTGGCCGTCAAATAGAAGTTCTGGTAGGTATCGAAATCCAGCGTCATAGCACCCGTACTTGTTGCGTTGGCATAGACGCTCGCATAAGCAGAATTAGCAAAGGCTACCTTGCCACTTGAAACGATACGAAGTTTCTCCGCAGCCGTTGCACCTGCCGTCATAAGGTTGAAGACAAGGTCAAAATCCTCTGCTGTAGACGACACATCAGTTGTAACTGCGTCTATCGTTACGCCCGTTTCATTATTGCCAGCCGATGTTTCAACAACATAGGCAATACCCGCACCGATACCCGCAGCAGGACTACCTGAACTGGTACGCTTAACCGTAAGAGGATCAATTACAGTGGTGGTGCCACTATCTTCAATGGCGCTCGTTGTTCCACCAGTAACCGAAAAGGCTCCTGCGCCAGTCATGCGGCCAACCTCTGCCGCTGCCGAACCTCCAGTCATGTTCTTGAAAACAAGATCGAAAACTTCGGCACCAGAGGAAACATTCGTTGTAAGGGATTCGATAACGCTTCCCGTTTCATTATTGCCAGCAGCAGTCTCCGTTATAAATTCTGCCCCCACACCGATACCGGCGGCTGGAGTCCCATTGGAAGTGGTGCGCTTAACGGTAAGGGAATTCAAAACAGTATCCGCTGCCGAATCTTCCTTCGTTGTGGTAACCCCCGCCGACGCCGTTACGGCACCTGTGGCCGCTACCGTACTTCCAGCCGTTACCGCTCCATCAATCGCGGCAGCGCCTGTGCATTCCAAGGTCGTGATTTGAAGATCACTAATAGCATTGGCAACGGCCCCATTAGTCGCACCTGCGCCATCGCAGTAAATAATTGTGTTTTTACCATTCTGAATGGTGACGGTAGCTCCAGAAGACCCCTGCTTCATAACGAGATTATAAGGCCCACTGGAACCAGCATCGGTGGTGGCATTGTCAATAATGAAATACGCTTTCGTATCGTTGGGGGCTATCGTGATGGTACATGCTTGACTTAAAGCACCTGTAAACTTGATAACACGATACATGCCGTTTTCAACATTGGAGGCACCATCCGTTGGGGAAGACGCAGCAACTTGCAACGTTGCGGTAGAAGCATCTGACAAGGCAACCGCAGTAGAAGACACCAATCGATCAACAATATCCCAGTTGTAATTGGAGGTAGTTCCCCAAGCACCGGACTGTTCGCCGGTAGCCATCTCCTCAATGCCGTAATTACTCGTAAAACTTGAAACCATAATTCACCTCTATGCCGCTATCTGCGTCCAATTAGGAGTTTGAGAAGTATCAATGGCACTCCATACCAAAGTCGTTGCTATAGATCCTGTGGCCGAAACTCCGGTTACAACAACGGTTTTCGGTAAGACTACTGATCCTATGCTCCCCGCTAAAGCTGTCGGGGCCGTTACAATAAGATTGAGATCTCCTTGTACCGTTGCTGTTCCCACTGAACTGGCTGCGGTTACAGCTGTCGGTATAACAATGGTTGCGGTTACAGCTGTCGCCGTTCCAGCTGAACTTGCTAACGCGGAAGGAGCGCTCGGAGTTACAACGGCTCCTGTTGAAACGGTAACTGAGGCGGCTGTACTGGCTAATGCAGAAGGAGCCGTTGCAGTAACTATTATCCCTCCCAGTACCGTTATCGTTCCTAGTGAACTCGCCAGAGCAGAGGGCGCGGTAGGAGTGACCGTCATATCTGTGGCGACGGTAACTGTTCCTGCCGAACTCGCCAGAGCAGAGGGCGCGGTCGGAGTGACCGTCATCCCCGTGGAGATCGTAACTGAAGCAGCCGTACTGGATAGCGCAGAAGGCGCTGTAATCAGAACCGGCGCTTCTTCTCCCCAAGTTCCGCTGCCCCATGTTTCTCGTCCCCAACCAGTAAGTTCAGCCACGGTGACTTACCTACGTTATGCGAATGATGGCCGTCGATGACCCATTAGCAGGATACTGAATGGTGAAGTCTCCACTGCTGGAGGATTTATCACCACCAAAATCCAATGAACAGACACTAGGATACGCAGCGTGATTAACCGTCGAACCCGTCCCCGCACTACTCAAAGTCGAATTATAGATGACTGCCGAACGCGCATTGGAAATGCTTGACGAAGCCCAGGTCGTATCCGCAAAATCAAGGAATGCCGTATCAGAGCTTAACGTGGAAGTGACGCTCGCTAAAGCCGCCCCACCCGCAGTATAAACACCATCACTGTCGGTCACTTCGTTGGTTGCAACATAACCCGTAGTGTCTTTATCCGTAGTGGCGCTTGAAGTGAACATGGCAATTTTGTAGGTATCCGCCCCAATCGCGCTGGAACCAGTGCGAGTGTGCGGGGTCCAAAAATGAATTCCAGACAGGATTTCCTGCTTGAAGGTATTACACATTGCTGTGGTACTCATCTCACAATCTCCTTATAATTTCAGCCACGTCTTCGTGACCTTGCTCTTTCATCAAAGCCCATATAGTCGTCCTCTCACTCTGGGCCATCTTATCAAAATAAAACATCAAAACCTCTTTTATTTTATCACGGTATTCAAGAGCCTGATCCTGAAGAGGCTGTGGGGCCGTATCGGAAATCCCAATGATTTTATTCAATGCCATTTCAGCCAGTTGATCTACGCTATGACCTCCGTCCGTGGAGGTGAAGATCTGTACTTCTCCTATACCATTTTGTGCGTCCGCATCGAACATTATTGCACCGGTTTCCGTAACTCATCATAGCGGTATTCATCATGGGTCTGTTTAGCTTCCCCAAGATTTTTCAGCCAATTCAAAGATTCCATGAAACGGTTGTTATACAACGTCAACAGATCCTGTTCGCCCTTCATAAAGGTATAGGCTTCCACCAAGCTCCCATAAAGAAGCGCCAATTCTGCATTGGTGCCTAACCAACTCGTTCCGTCAGAAGTGGTTGTAATAGAAGTGGGGCGATAAAAATAATGCAATTCCATCGTGTAAGAGGAATCCGGGGTTGGAGCCAATAAAAAGGTCGCGTCATCCCAATCAGCATAATACTCAGGTGCCCCCGTAGTGGTTGGGTCAGGCGTAAAATCCTGTAAAAAAGTTACCTGCTTATATAGTAAAAATTCGTTCGCAGAATCCTTAACCACGCTTAAAGAATAAGGGGCTAGATAATCTGTGGGTTTCCCTAAAAACTTGTTAGAACTACTGGATGTTCCGACTGAATTTTGACGAAAAACGTCTAGTTGACACTCCTTTAGTACTCGTTCTTCCGCATTTAAAATGAAGCGGGATAATTGGCTAACAAAGGTACTTTCAGCATTATCCGTATAATCCTGAATAGCCGTTTTAAGAGTGGTGAATGTAAAAGCCATGCTACGCGCTCAAAGTGACAGGACCGGCAGATGCCGCACCTCCACCCCCTTTTATCACCCCTCCAGATGTTTCTGAAGAGCCACTATCGCTTACGTCAAAGCTATACTGATCATCATTCACTTTTGTGATGGAATAGCCACTTGCATATTCTACAGTAGCCGCCGTAAACCCAAAAGTTGCAACATTTCTAAAACGTACAGTGTCTCCTGTCGAACGCCCATGCCCTGGTTCAAATACGGTAATTACACTGCTTCCAGAATCCCCTGTTGTAAAAGGATTAAACTGCAAAAGAACTAAAACAGGATTTTCAGTGCGGTCTGGACGCGGATCTCTCAAAGCTTGTGGATCTCCTACAACACGCACAGGGTTGAGTTGAGGTTGTTTAGCTTCCCATTCATCATAACCTACTAAAAATCCAGTCCATTCCTTCCGCATATGCCTTAATTTATATGCGGCTCCAGATCGATCTGAAATTCCCAAGGCATATTTATTAGAAGCATATTTCGCCATGATCACCCGGCATTTAAAAAAGTATATGTTGGAACCAGACTAATAGAGGGAATGTCACGATCTTCTTGAGCCGCTCGTTCAAACTCTTCTTCATATAATCCTTTAAGAAGAGCAACTTTATCCGGCACTCGTTTGAGCGCCAGATAATAAGCCAATCCAGCAGCCAAGCAGGGGTAAAAACGGAACGGCATCTCAACCGTATTGGCTGATGTATCCGCATCATCCATACGAACCAATCGATCATAGATTAATTGATCCGTACTATTTTCCGGAGACGGCCACACTAAAACAACCGGCGTAATTTGACGATTTACATAATATTGAACAGGTCGGCCCGTTGTAGTTTTGTCCGGAATCGTCAGGTAGGTATCGCGACTAACGCTATTAATGGAAATATCCTGTCCACTACGCCTAATCACCGCAGACAAGGTATCAATTGTAGCTTGAACGTTTTCAAGAGATACAGCGGAAGAAACCGTAGTGGTAGCCCCACTTGTGCCACCCGTAATAGTTTCTGTGGCTACAAAAGTTCCGGAAGGCACCGTAATAGTCATGGAGGTGGCTGTAGGCGCGGTAATAATTGCCGCTGTGGCCGCGCTAGTACCCCCGGTGATCGTTTCCCCTATAGTGAAACTACCACTGGCCGCTACACTAAGGGTTATGGTTCCCACAGGATATTCAAGGATTCCAACAATAAGGTTTTGAGTAACCCGCTCAATGGTCCATTGATTAAGACCACGATTAGCCCAATCCGCAAACAGAAAATTCAAGGATCGACGTGCGGTTCTCGCATCGTAACCAGTGCGTAGTTCCAACCCGCAACGTTCAAAAGCCTCTTCTATGTATTCTGCTACATTAGGCTGAAAATCCTTAGATGCCGACACAGCCATGAGAAAAGAAACCTTTCATATCAATAATCTTTGATCATTCTCAAGACCACGTTGTAGGAATCTCCCGTAGTACCGGCACCTGTTGTTGTAAACAGTACATCTCCTACAGGACTCGTTCCCAAACTAGAAGAGATACCGCCAAAGGCGCTCATGTCGATGTGATCTGTGAAGTCCGCTGGAAGATGCATCATAAAGATATCGGTACTTGCATCAGAAAGGATTTCTACCGTCAAGCCTTGTGTAGAATACCATACCTCCGCAATACGAACAGCGGTACAAGCATCCCCATCCGCGCTAGATTCTAACGCAGATACATCCACTTTCGTAACGGCAGTTTCATTACCTGCGTCAACATACTGATACGTAAAGCTCATCACCGCTTGTCGAGGACCATCAAGAATGGTGGTCGATGTCACTACATCTGCCATGGGAGATCTCCTATTCTTTAATCAACCCGGAAAGCACCATCGACTTGTGTTTAGCACTACCGGGAGGCGGAATCTCCAAAGAAGCCTTTTTCTTTCGTCCAGGCTTCTTCTTTTCCGTCCAAGCCTCATTTTCAGGCGTAGCTGGATCGTCTCCCACAAACTTACCTGAAGTAGTCCGTGTTCTGGTTTTTGCCATGTCTCACCTATTACGGCTGCTTGCCGTATTGAGTCATACCATCCGTGGTGCGTTGTGCTACCGTCAAGATATAGTCACAATCAACCTTATTGGCCGCAGCTTCACCAGCTACCGCAGCAAGCCAAGTAGTCATCTGGGTAGTTGGAATAGTTGTAGTTGAAGCGGTCGTTGTAACCAATTTACGATCAACATAGAACTCAACGATGCCCGTTCCACGCACAATGAAGCCCAACCGACGATCACCACTGATTGTGCCACCGGAAACCGAGCCATCAGCAAAATCAATACCTGTATCGGTGGAAGTTTCAGTACCCCCATTATCGCAAACAGCATTAATAGAAGCATCACCATCAGAGACCAAGAAACCAATCTGATCATTGGTGGCAAAAGGCACCGTTGCGCTGAATGTGCCGTTTATACAAAGCCCAACGAAAATATCCATTTGATCCGCATCCGTCGTAACAATGCGAGTTTCAAAGAAAATGTTCTTGTTGGCTTCGGCTTGCCAGATTTCATTGCCTTGAATAGCAGCACCAGTGTCATCTGATCCCGTACCAGCAATCTCATACCATCCACCAACGGCATCAGCGAGAATAGCGCCTGTGCCACTTGTGAGTTGTGAATAGGTCCAATCATTAGTGCCATCCACCGCAATCCCAATAAAATCTTCATACTGGAAGACGTAATCAGGATTGGATTGGATTGGAAGATTAGTGAACCATGTGCCGCCAGCGGATTGGGTTGCCCCACCGCTATATGCCACTGGTCCTGAAAAACGTGTAGTACCCATGAGTACCTCCTTACGAAAGGTTTCGCCCTAGAGTCTTCGTAAGCGTCTGCTGGGACAGTCGCTAGGGCTAAAATGCTCCCAGAGGAAATGGAGGGGGACGAACCCCCTCCAAACCCGGTTTATGCTCCAGGTGATCCGAAGACACCGCGAGGATCAGACCAACCGAACACGTAGCGTTCGCGAGCCTTATACCTAACGTTACCGGTGTCAAAATCACCTTCCATCGAAGTCCTAACGGCAGTCCGATTAAAGCCCTTCAAGCCATTAGGAGCATCCGTCCGAATAAACCACGCATCCGTGTCGGTAAGGAAATGGTTAACGGCATAACCTTCCGGAAGCATACCCATGTTCCGAATAGCATTTATGTCGTTATCCGCCGTACCTGGACGCAAGGTCGATTCAAGCAGACGATCAGAGGTGAACTGAAGTTCCTTTGGAACAATCATTCTCGTCCCCTTAACAGCAACCTTCAGCCCGCGCTCATCAACGAAACCAGCAATATCAATGAGAGCTTGCTCAAGGCTAGTCTCATTAAGATCCGCTGCTGTTGAAAGCTCGTTCCGGAAGGTGTTTCCGTTAAGAAGAGTATGAGCGGTTGAGCAAAGCTCAAGACCGTCACCACCTGTGTAGGTGCTGTCGAAAGCGTTATTGAGAACTGCCGCCGCTTTGACCTGCTTGGTTTGGCTCATGCTACGAGCCAGTGCTTTCGTATACCTTGCAGACAAACGATCATACAGGTTGTCTTCCACAGCTTCTTCCGTAATGGAGAATGCCAAAGCAATCGTCTCCATCGTGTAACGAGCCGTGTAGACTTCCTGTGCATCGTCATAAGTAACAGCAGTGCCTTCGCTCTTCGTCGGGGCGGCTCCAAAGCCACTCAGCATGACCTCTTCTTCAAAAGCACGGTCAGATGTTTCCATATCGAAAATCATCCTGCTTTCGTCGTCATACTGATCGTACTCAAGACCAAACAAAGCATTAAGGCCGGGTTCTAGCTCTTTAACAAGTTGTGCGCGTGAAATAGCCATGTGTCAGCCCTCCTACAAGCCGGTTGTCGAAATAGTAGTACCGGCATTAACTGAAGAGGCACCAGCGTTGAAATGATTATTAAACCGCACCATTACTCCAATGCCCGAAGCCGTGAAATCCTGATTGTCGGGATCTTCACTCCAACCCAGAATTCTCAGTGCAAGAGTATTGGTAGTATTGATACCTGCCACGCCTAGCTGTGCCGCAGATAGGCCTGTCGTTGTCGAGCCATCTTGTGCCCCATAGTTAGACTCTGAACTAAAGGGCGCATTAGAGAAAACATGCCCTCGTAAAGTAGCCTTCGTTGTTAGAGACGCATCCGAACAAATCACAAAGACTTGACTAGGATTGTCATAGACTTGCGCTCTAATGGGGTGATTACTATCGGCACCGGAACCGGGCCAATAGTTTTTCCAAGTGGGTTTTCCGGTTGTCGAATCCACGTATTCACAGCCCCAGAACACACCAAGTTGACTTACCGAACCGCCAGCCGCTGCTCCGCACCGGTCAATATAACCGGTAGCAAGAGGAATGACGGGCATACCCTGGTAAATCGCATTAGTGTTTCCGTTAGCAATTTCATACATGGTATAGTTGGAAAACCCAGTGGTGTTGGAAGCCGTTCCCTCAATCGAAATGGGACGCATTCCAAACGCCTTTTGAGTGTTAGCCATACCATTTGCTCCTTAAACAAAGCAGAGGTTACAAAAAAGAGATCCTATTCACTTTTACTAGGACCACCAAATGATACACGCGATTGGCGTTCAGGTTTCTGAATAGCCATCGAATGATGCTGGCTTTCCTTCATAAGATCGTTGTCAACGGCTTGCATAGCATCGGCGCTTTGTTGCCGAAAATATTCCTTCCGTTCTTCAGCAGTCTCAATCGGGATACGAGCCAGCAACAACCCACCCACTCCAAAGACACCTTCATACTTACCGCTGTCCATAGTCGGAGCCTCAAAATCAGGGTATTCGTCTTTTCGCACCAATTCCCACCCTTCTCGCATTTTGGCGGAAATATTCTTACGATCATCAAAACCCCTAACTTCGGCTCTTATCCAACGGTGTACAAAGCCTTCTGGTGGATTAGGCGCGTCTAATAAAGACGGGGGTGCCCAAGGTTTACGCTCCGTCTTGGAAGCGCGAGTCTTGGAAGCGCGTGGAGTCCGATCAGTCGTTGTATCAGTCATAATACCATTCTCCATCACGTTGCTTCTTTAAGTCGTAGACTGTGTTTCGCGTACTCATCTAATGGAACACCCAGCTTTGTAGCAATCGCTACCTCGCTAGGAGAAAGTCTCACTGTTTTGCGTCCAGCTTTGCTAGAACGAGTGGCAGAGGCGACGGCCTGTTGAGGACGGCGTCCTTCTGAAATGGGAATATCTGCTCCTCCATTGAACTTATGAGGAAAAGCTTCCCGAATCCGTTTATCGATTTCAGCATAGTATGCAGGAGAATTTGTGTCAAAGTTTTCCTCTTCGATCAGTTTCTTGTGAATTCCGAAAGCTGCGAACGTCATAGCCTCATCTTCACCGAACCAATCGTTATCAGAAGCCCACGCTTCGGCCTTTGGATCAGGGCGAACCGGAGCTTGCGGCATTTGGGGAGCCGCTTGGGCGGGTGCTTGCGCGGCCATTTGTTGCAAACGGGCCTGTTCCGCTTTCGCCGCTCGCACACGCTCTTCTTCAACCGCCAACTGTGCCAGCTTCTTATTCAAATCGACTTGAGCCGTGGTGTCGTTGGTCGCTATGGCTGTTTCCAGATCCTTGGAAATAGCTTCGGACTGAGAGGCAATCCGATCCCCGTACTCGCTCACATACCCTTCGTCCAAGCTGTTGACGCGGGTTTTAAGCTGCGAGTTTTCCTGTTGAACGTTACGGGCATAATGGATTGCAGCTTCTTGCTGCCGTTCAGCCTCACGCACCTTTTTGGTCAACTTGTCGATGCGCTTCTGAACTTTTTTGCTGTAGTCCACATGCTCGTCGGAATCGTCTTCCTGGGAGACAGCAACGGTTTTACTTTCAACCTGGACGGGTTCCTCGTCTATTACAACGGATACGGGATCTCCTTCACTTGGAAGATCGACTAAAGGCTCTTTAGATTCAGGCATGGGACTTCTCCATGTTAAATATGCAGGATATCTTCAGGGTCCTGTATGACGGCTATGACTTCGTCGTCGTTCAATATGCGTACCTCGCCACCGTCAATCCTAAAACGAGCGCCAGCATATCTTCCAAAAATGATCCAATCCTTTTCCTTGCACCAGGGGCCGTTGGGAAATTTTTCCTCGTCCTTATACGCCAAAGGTCCGGTGCGTAAAACATAACCACACACCGTGGCTACCGCTTCACGATCTACCACGGTATCCGGCAAGAATATCCCAGCTTCTGTTTTTCCTTTTCCACGATACGGCAGGATCAACAAGCGCCACCCCGTAGGCTTGGGAAGTCGCTCCAATGAGGAATCCTCTATTTTGTCGGGATCAAGGATCTTCTCCTCGACGGCTATATAAGCATCCTTTAAAGATACGACCGTGTCGTCTTGTGTTGCTTCAGGCATTTTATTCCTCTGTTTTGTCCAGGATTTCTCTTATTTCATCTCTTATATAATCTAAACTTTCAATAGAACCAACCAATTGTTTGTATTCGCTGATATCTTTGATAGAGCCACTCAAGAGCATTTCACTAATCCTGGCCCTTCGTTCGTCTATCATCTTGTTGAGATGCTGGGCCAGTAAAATACCGTCCACCTAAAGTCCTCCAATTTTCCCAAAATCAACGGGTATCGTTACTTGACAAGCCATAAGAAGAAACATCAATCCTATAATCATAAAAAGCCAAAAAAGGCTGATCAACCATGTCCTCATGCCCGTTTTTTCTCAATCTGCCACGCCCTGGCTTTCGACATGGCCCGATTCCCAAACCAAAATGCCAAAATTGCACTAAAAATTGCCGCCGTCTCCTGGTCCCACGCCATATCCACGGCAATCGTCCAATCCAGGTTCTGGTTGACGATCATTGCATAGATCAGCGTTCCTTTTGTGGCTGAAAACATCAAGAAGAAGAGGTAAGTAACAACAGGGCGCACAGAACCCCGCAAACTATTGATAAATTTGCCAGAATCGATACTTCTATCATGCGCGTAAAGTCCCTTGGTTTCTTCAATTTCCGCTTGAGCGTCAAGCTCCTGCACTTTCAACTTTGAAAGTTGCTCTGCATATTGAGCCTGTGCGGCGAGCATTTCCAATTGATGAGCATCAGCTTGTTTTTGCTTAAAATACCCAAGAATCTCCGGAATTATGGAGGTTCCAAAGCCCATTAACGTGCCCAGCAAACTGATCATTAACGTTTGCCATTCATATAGGCCGTCATACCCATATATGCGCCTACCACCCCCGCTTGGCCGATATAAAACAAGCCAAACAGGTCAGATAGCGCATTAATGCGTGTATCGGGGAATATCGGCAAAAAGACCATCACTGTGAACACAATCATCGAAATCATTGCAACCCACGCCATATGGCGTTGGGCGTCGGCTTTTTCCTCCGCTGTCTGGTGTTCGTTAATAGCTTTAACGGTTGCTAGTTCCTCGTCACTGACAATATCATCCCCATCCACGTCATATCGCTTGGAACGAGGCGTTGTTTTCGCAGCGGCCACAAGGTTAACAGTCGTAAAAATAATCGTCCCTTAATGCAGCGCCCATGCCACGCTTTTTGACATACCGCATATCCCCCTTGGAAACATCGGGAGTGGACACTTCTTTAGGACCGTTATAAGGAACAAACCCCTGGCCCTTAATCACTTGCCCCTTGCGAATGACGCCAACACCGTCGCCTTTTTTGTCTTTAGCCATAACTTTCTCCTACTGCTGTCTCTGTTTCATCAACTCACGTTCGCGAGCCGCGTTAATGCGGGCGTCTGCGATATCTTCTGCCGATTGTATGCGTTTCTCGCCAAGATCTGCATTAATGGCGGCTTTCTGCTCTTCCAGCTGCAACCGCTCCTTGTCCATAGCGGATTCGTTGGCATCCCGTCGTGCCCTAATTTCCAGATCCTTCTCTTTCAAGGCAATCAACGGATCTTGTGAAGTCTCTCCACTTATCTGATTACTCAATGCTTTTAGCTCCTGCATACCTTCTGCAATTAATTGCGCGACCTGGGATTCAATCTGCATCATTTCTTCCGGCGTAGGCTCGCGGCCACCAAGCTGTGGCGACAATTCAGTATAAACCTGCTCCTTCGCCTTCAACGAAACGTGATCCATCACGTGCTTTTGCAACGCCATCGTTACGCCGGGTAACTGACCCACCATGGAAGAGGAACCGAACACCATATGAGCCATGATGTGCGCGTTATGGTTTTGCCCCTCAAAGGCCATAAGAGGCAGATTTTCCAGGGATTCCGAATTCTCTAACGCCGGATCTTTAGGCTTTGGATCACCCTGGTCCACAGGCTTGAGAATGTTGTCCACGTCCGGGACGCCAATCGCTTTATACATGCGACGGTATGCTTCATACATGTTGTGAAGATCCGGCGCAGATTGCGCCAGCTGAAGCTCCGTTTGAGCCAGTGTGATACGCTGCGACATTGAGAAGATATTCGGGTCCGAAACCGGGATAATATCGACACGATCATCAAAGTCCTTTGCTTTAACGGTGCGTTCTGCACCTACCACGTTATAAGGATATTCGGGCGGAAGAGACTCCCCAAACACCCGCGCCAGCAGCATGAACTCCTCTTTCTGGGCATAATGCAACCGTTTGTGAATAGCGGACATGACTTTCGCGCCCTGTTCCAAAAGCGCAATCGTCGTTCCCACCGCCGCCTGTTGGTTGCCGTCACCAACCTGAATATCGGAAACGGCTGCAAACCGCCGTCCCGCATCGACACAAAAACCCATCAACTGGAACAACGTCTGATCCGCCCCTTTGTAAGGCAGCAGCATCAATGAATCGCGAATAGCGCCACCCGGTGCGTCGATGTCCCTGAATTCGCCGGGAGCCAGCGGTTCGTCGTCGTTCCGGATGCGTAGACCTCTGGCCTTGAACCCGGCGGGAAGGTTTGAAAGCGTACCGGCGTCGATTAACTGGCGAAGTGCCGCCGTCGCCGTGCGGCTCAAACCGCCAATCATGTGAATCAGTCCCAGGCCATAGAAGCCAAACCCCGGCAGGAATTTAAAGTGGGCAAAATACTGGATCTTGGTCTTTTTGGGATCGTCGGGGTTCCAGTTGCGACGAATGCTTAAAACCGTACTATTGTCCTCCGACACGGTAACGATATAAGGCAGCTTAATTCCCGTAGGCTCTTCGGCCTCGTCGCGGTCTTCATAGCCTTCGATATCCAGATTGACGTGGCACTCCAGCAAAGTCGCGTCCCTATCTAAAAAGGTCGGCTCAATGCCGCTGATGTCGTCCATCTCGTCCCGTACCTGGGACTGGTCTTTCTGGTGAGGCGTCACCGGAACGTCTTTATAGAAACCAGCCACCTGCTTCTTGCGTAATTCGTTCTCCGACAACTGAATAACGTGCGTCACGTTTTCAGCCGTCTCCAAATCCGTCGCCGTGTACGGAACGATCAACTCTTCCGCCGGAACGAACTTGCTGACCGCCCGTCCCAGGAATTCGTCGTAATAGACCTTCTTGAAGGTAGATCCGGACAGCGGCAGATAAAACAACATCTGGTCAACTTCCGGCGTGTATTCCGTCATCACGCAGGTAAGCTGATAGTTCATG